TTAAGCATATTGATAGTTATTTCTCACTTTATCAACCGATAGTATGTTAGTTAATTTTAGCATTCTAACTTGTTGCTTTTGCATGCAATACACTAATACACGATCTTCATATATCTTCCTAACAATTACAGTTCTTTGAGAGAAATCTCCAGAACTCTTTAAATAAATTAATTCGATTGGTATTTTTTGATTGAACGAACATTTAAGTAAGTGATTCATATGATAACCTCCATAAGAACATTTGTTTGTATATAAAATATAGAACTAACGTTCTTTTTTGTCAATATATTAAAATCAAACATTTACAGTTGTTGCATGAAATTGGTATGATTTAGGTATTATTTCAAGGAGGGTTTTTTATGAGTTATGATTCAATTGCATCGATACAACGGATGCAGCAATTACAGCAATCGGAAGCTGCTGCTGGAAAGAGAATAGTTTTACAACGAGTACCTACTGGATTAGATGTGTTATTGTTCCTAATAACGTTTATCTTAGCCATCCCTACTTTTTCGGTATCTTGCATATTATTTCTTATCTATTATTTATCCATAGTTAAAACATACTCAGTAAAGAATGTAGCTACTGGTGAAAAATTTAGAGTTAGTAAACAAGATTTCAAGCAATATAAAAAGGAATTTAAGGCAAACGAAAAAGAAGTTAGAAAGATATCAGACTTATAATTTTGTTCAAGGGATGAAAATAAAATGAAAAAACGTTCTAACTTTATGAAAGTTGTTAGCTCTATATTTAAGGGATTTCGTTTAATAGCTAGAATTATAAATCCGATATTAAAGGCATTATCTAAAAGTAAATTCTAAATATCATAGTAATAAAAAAAGCCAACCCTATAATAAATAGAGTTGGCTTTTTCGTTACTTCACATACACATAGGCTTCATTAGCTGTTACATAGTATGTTTTACCCTTGCTATTGTGAACCTTATATTGTGGTGATCCATTAACATTTACCTTTGCATCAATCGTGAATCCTAAACCTACATCTACAGAACCAGCAACATCTTTATCCTGCCAAGATGGAGCATCATAGAAACGTAGGTTATTTACTTTAGAAACTACACGCTTCCCTACAATAGATGAATCCACTGTGCTTTTCTTATCGAACTTCACATAAGATGGATTGTTTTTTATCCATTGTTCTCCGCCAAGATTTAACCAACCATCTTTTTCGCCCCACACAATATATGATTCTGGTTTATTTAACTGACGAATTTTAGAATAGCTTGTACCTGGTCCTTTACGTAAGTTAACGCTGTATCCTTCAATAACAGCAATTCCGTCTGTTACAGCTGTTGGCACTTCTGCTGGTTTAGATGGCTTCTCAGGAACAGAAATATCAGAGTTATTATACGCACGTTGTACATCTGCCCTAAATTGCGCTTCAGAAACACCATGACTACGTAAATAATCAAGTGGATCTTCATGATCTGTACCGCCAAGGTACTTTGTTACATCGTAGTGAGTCCATAATCCTTTTTCTACAGATAGTCCACGGTCACGCAAGATTTTAGCTAGTAACTTTACGTATTTCTCATAGCTGCGTTTAAATTTCTCGTAATCTCGTGTTTCGCAAAGTTCTACATGTACAAAACGTTTATTTGCGCCTGGACCAGCTCCATAAGCAATGTATTTTGTATCAGCAATCTGAATTGTTTCGTCCCAATCGACTGCATAGTGTACGAAAGCTGAACGCCATGTACGAGATTCGTATTTTTGAATATTAATAGCCGGTGCTTCTGGTGTTGCTGTCGCATGAGCTACAACCCCCTCATATGCGCCCACACCGCCCCGATATGGTGTTTTAGGTAAATCTTTAATGATTAGTACTCTATCAGCAAAAGAAGCTGTTGAGAACGAAAATAAAAGCAATATAACCATAAATAATGTTGAAACTAATTTAATTAATTTTTTCATTTGTATCTTCCCCTTTTTCTTCATGATCTGTCCAAATCCCAAGAGAAATACCGACAGCAAATAGATAGGGCATAAACTCATCAAGAAAGTTTTTTGCTTCCGGAACCCCTGCTTTTACAAATAGAAACCCTATTAAAGATGCGATAGCGATTAACGTTTTCCAGTTGCGGAATCGTTTTTTGACATTCTCTTTATTCATTCTTCTCCCTACTTTCCTGCAAATTTAAAAAGTAATGCAATTGCTCCAGCAATAAGTGATCCAATCACCGTTGTCCCCATCCAAAAAACTAATCTATCTAAACGATCTACACGTAAATGTGCACTTTTTGCTGACTGTTGTGCTTCAATTGCTAACTCCCTTACATTACCGAGCCCATCAATCTTTGTTTCTACCCTTGTTAATCCAATGATTACTTTTGTGAAATCATCGTGGTTTTCATGTTCTGGCAATCTCCTCATCTCCTTTTTAGGCAAAATAAAAAAGACCAGCTATTGCTGCTCCATTTCTGTTGTGGTTTCAGTTGTTGGAATTTCTTGTGATGGATTTTTACCCGTAAGTTTGAAAAAATCATCTGCACAAATATTTTTCTTTGCGAATCCCATGTCTAATTCATATAGGCGTGAACCACGTCCACATAGTTCACATCTCGTTGCAATTCTGAAACAGATTGTTCCATCAGACATTTCTCTCCACACTTCGACCTTACTAGTGCCCTCTGGAATGCCAGCATTATTTAACATATCAGCAGGTATTTGGACGGAAATCCCTGTATCGGCTCTTTTTGCATCAACCAACCTCCCCATAAAAGGAAAGCTTTCACCTGCTTGAAGTGGCATCATTTGAATATCATACTTATTCATCTATATCTCTCCTTTTTTATCCAAGGGCATTGAATTTCCAACCATTCGCACTGCTCACATAAAAACCCGGGCCGAGATTACCGTCTGTAAAACGAATATGTCCCCAACCTTGAAATGCATTACCACCAAGATTTACACCTTGTACAGCTCGTATATTAGTAAAAAACTTAACATCTTTTTCTGTTGATATATCAAATGTTTGATTATCAGGTGCCGGACCTATGTTGTTATTTACACTACCTACAGCAATACTATTAAACGGCTGAAGACCAGCGGCTCTTTCTGATGCCGCTCGATCCCAGTTATACATAGATGCATATTTCCCACTGTATAGCGTCACACCTGATACGCAAATCGCTGTTTGTGCACCAGTTATTTGTCCATTTGCAGAACAGACTTTAATAATCAATGCATGCTCTTGTGGCTTATAGTTTGTTGGTACTTTGAAAGTATATGAATATCTCCTAATCTCTCCGTAAAATGTAGATGGCTCAGGAAAGTCCATTTTTTGCTCGTTCCAGATGTCATAAGACACATTATCTCTAAATTTCACACAACATACATGTAATCGTGGTTTTGCTGTTTTACGTACACCATTTATCATAGATGTTCTAAAGTGAGCAGATACAGTATATTCATTTCCAGGATGTATTCCATTGTTAACTACTGCTTCTGGATAGTTGTACATGTCTACCCTTGCTGCATTAACCATTTGTTCGTAATCAAATACAGATGTATTTTTTTCTATAACTACATTGCCCTGTGACTTCCAAGTAAGACCATATCCGCCTTCAAAACCATAGTAATCTGCATGTCCAATGTTTTTCTTTCCAACACTAGAAAAATCGGGATCTGCTATTAAATTTCGTCTTGATACTGCTGTTGTTTTTGTTCCCCATTCGTCTTGGAATAGGAAGTCTAGCATTTTAACGGTTACACCATTTTTATCAATTGTAATTTTATCACCATTAACGTTAATGATATTCGTATCGATACCCTTTGCTGTTAACCATTTCACCATTGTATCTGCATTGATTTCAAGTTTCGCAGCATCAATTGTAATTTTTCCAGGAGACATGTTAATGGCCGTGATAATACCATTCTTTATAACTTGCGCCAGGATTCCTTCATCTAAAACTTTAATCTTAGATCCTGTTTCTTTTACATAAGCGGCGTAAGTCTCATTTATAAAGGTTTCTTGTCTTTTGGAAGAAATTTCAATACCATCCTTTGTAGCTTTAATGTCTCTTTCAAATACATCTATTTTTTTATTGTAATCCTCGGTTGCTACCTTATCACCAATCAACTCTATTAATTTGTCTTTATCAACGATGTCAGACGGATTTTCCATAAATGATGCTGGTTTAATGCCCATTTGAAACTGTGGTTGAGCCGCCCATAAACGACCGTTGCGCCTGATCCAATGTTTTGCTTGTATTGATTTTGTTCCCGCCACAACTTGACCTGTTACAAATGAACGGACCCATATACCTTGTGTCAAAGTTATTTCTTGCTGATATGTTTTTAGTCTATTTCCGTTACCATCCAGACAAATAACTTCGACCATTGATCCTTTATCAAGGCTAGCTTTGTTGTCAGTATAAAAATAAGCAGAATAAACAAAATCCCAGTCAGTACCATTATTTATGATTGTTTGAACCGCGCCTCTATACGAATCCTCTGTAAGACCGGTGGTGATTGTTCTAAATGAAACTGCGCCCTTATAAAGAACTGAAGCGTCTCGTATTGTTCCTGTGTGTAAAGACCAGTTTTTCGTATTCTCTTTTAATACAGAGTTTAGAATTAGGTTTATATAATTAAGGCCACCTACATACTCCTCAACATCCTTCATTTTCAATGAAAAATTCAATGCTTCGGTATGTTGTTCTATCGTTGTAGCAGCTTCGGTTAATTGTTTTCCTTGCTGCGTTTGTGTTTCTTGTAATTTTTTAACGGTTGCGGTCGTTCCATTTGCTGTCTTTTCTACAGTGTTAACACGTTCGCTGAAATCATCTTGTGTTTTTTCGACTGTTTTAATGCTTTCTGTAGTACCTTCCACACTTTTGATAATCTCATTTGTTTTCTTAGTGAATTCATCAGTTGTTACTTGGTCTTCTGGTGCTGGTGTCCATTCAGTTGCTTTATTACCTATTTCTATTTGGAAATTACTAATTTTCAGAGTACCTACCAAACCATCACAACGCATGTTTACACCAAGAAACGCTGCTGTACCTGTAGGGATTGAAGCAACGCGGGAATATCTACCCTTTTTATTCGTAGAGCTAAAGGTAACTGCACCTGTAAACCCTGGATAGGGATTACTCCCCTGCATGTACATCTTACCCGCTGGTGCATCACCGATAACTTCCCAGTCAAAGGACACCATAAACTCCTTGCCGTCCATAATGTCGCGGGAATCACCTGCTGCAAATCTGTAAATAGTTGCTGTTTGGTTATTAATATTAGTACCAGCCATAACAGCCGGAATAGTTGTACCTACTACAACGTTACGCCCACCTATTTTGGTATTAGCAATTTTTATTTCTACACTCTCTAGCTTTTCACTAATCTTCCCAGCTTGCTCTTTAATTTCAGTCGTTGTTTTTGTTAACTCTGTAGTTGTTTCTTGTACTTTAGCAATCGTCTTTTTTGTACCTTCGGCAGTTTCTTCAACTGTATTTAATTTCCCAGTAATTTCACCGTCTTTTTTTGTTAATAATTCTATAGATTTTGTAAAACCTTCGTTGGTTTGTTTCATTTCAGAGACAGTTTTATTAATTTCACCTTGAGAGTTTTGTACATTTTTAATCGTTAGAGAAACCTCTTGAAGATTTTCTTTTACTTCCTTGAATTGTCCAGAAGTTTCTTTTTGAGCTTCTTCCACTTTTTTATTTAATTCTTGTTTTGTGGCAGAAATATCTTTATTCACTTGATCCAGGGTTTCCTTTTTAACGGATTCTACATCAGGGATAAGTAATTCCCATCCTTTTCCGTTCCATACTTTTAAAACACCCGGCTTACCATTACTAATATCTCGCCATAGAGTTTTGCCAACTGTAAGGTTATCAGTTGGCGGATTAGCAGCTTCAATGATGTTAACTGTATTGTTTTTTAGGTTTTCTTGAACTTTCTCGGCTAACTCTTTGGCTGCTTGAGATTCTTTACGTATGGTTTCAATTGTTTTTCCATTCTCTTTTACCAATTTGTCTAGTTGATCTAACATTTCTTGTTTATTGCCTAACGAACTAAGAATTCGATTGTAAATCTTTCTTAGTTCCTCATTCGGATCAACAATCTCTCTATAATTCCCATACACATATTTATCTTGCATAGGATTTTTGAATGATTCATCTCCAGCAATTGCTCTCGCTTCTAAATAAAGCTTTGGTGTAAACCCTGTATCTTTGATTCGGATTGTGTCGCCTTCATTAATTAATTCATGTGCTAAGCCAAATACCCGTCCTATGGATGCTGCTTCTACCTCGTAGGAAACAGAAGCATATACACGTTTCTTCATTTCTATTTCCATTAAAGTTCTCAGGCGTTCGGGAGACATGTTTTGCTCTTCTGTTTCTGGACTATAAAATCCAAATTTATGTTGTCCCTTTTCATTCCAACGTTGAAAAGCGTCACTATCTGTAATATAGGGAAGCCCATTATTAATCTTCTCTATAGTAATTACGTTATCGCCTTCACCCTTCACAAAACCAATTAAGGCTGTACAGATATTTTGTGAGTTTTCAATTCGCTTAATCCCAATTAAATCTTTACCAAGTTCAATTATTTTCCCTGTATCTTGTCCACGTTTTTTTACCATATCAACGTAACGTTCGATGTGATTCCCTACAACTTCAATTCGATATTGAATTTCTAATTCAAATAAAGATGCAATCTTCTTTAGAAAGCTCAATGGATCAATAAATTCATCGATGGTCATGGAACGAAAACTTTCATAAGGAATATTCCCTTTTTTCCACTTCGTACCTAAAAGAGCTATATCTACAAACTCAGCTACTGTTTTTCCTTCAAACTTTTGCGGATCAATATAATTTGCTTTTCCAAGTAAAATCCATTCACCAGATGCATAGGTTGTAAGTGATCTATTATTAGAGTCTTTTTCTGTTCCAGTGATTGTGTAAGGAATAATGCGTCCATCACGTACTTCTTTTAATACTAAATTTTGCTGTGTAAGAGTTGCAGCTTCTTTTGTACCGTCAAAAACGGTAAAATCTAGCTTATCAACATTATTTTTAATTTCCCAATGTCGGTTATCATTCCAATAATCCTTTGGCTGAATAGCTCCTATGATTTGATCTGTTTGTGAATCAACAACATGTAATATTCCACTTGGTGTCCTCATCTATATCTCTCCCTAAACGAAACAGTTGCTTTTACATCTGGTGGCATAATATCAATTCGATTTTCACCACGTGTCACTTTAGGGAAATCACTTAACAGGTCTTTTAAGTTAATTGCATCTTTCCCATTGATTGTGACAAGACTTCTTTCTGTATCAATAATAACTTTATCGCCCACATCAACTATAAATGGTTTCGTATTAGATGGTACTTTGTTGAGTTTCCAAATTTTCAAATCATCTATTTGCATGGTATAAATAGGTGTATTCCTATCCCATCGACAAATCGCAAGCATGACCTGGGCAACTTTTCGATTCGTCATCGGATTTTGATTATTACCTGCACCCGTATCAATCCAACGTTCAACTAATGAAGCATCATCTATTTCCGTACCATCTCTGAAACGAGCTACATAAACAGACCATTCATTCCCTCTTCTTGCAATACGCAATTTTCCATTAAAATTATTAAATGTATTAGGATGTGCTCCACTTGTATCAACTAATGTACGAGAGCTATTAGGTGTCCCTTGATTTCCAATTCGCATATGCGCTTTCGTAATTTCAGCATCCCAATACAAATCATTCATATTAATACGAGTAACAACATTACTAGACTCATCCAAAAGAAGAACTTCCACACGTCCCATTTGATCTATATTTTTAGACTGTAAATGTACCCGTGCTTCTAACTCGAAATCCTGTAAAGGTCCTCCTGGAATGCTTTTCTTTGAAATACCTCCATGAAATCCCTTTGTCCCTTCCTCACCGTAATAGGGACAATACAAAGCTGTTCCGTCTTTTACTTTTAGTTCTCCTGTCCCTTGCATTTCCTCTACAAATCCCTTAACAGGAGTCCATCCTATAGTAGTAGACATATCATCCCACAGTACACGTTCTCGTTCTTGTATAGTTGCTTCTTGTACGGTTAATGGATAACCAAGTCGAAAGTAATTTCTTTCATGTGGATATGGACCAAACCATACATCTAAAAAAGTACTTGGTTTCGTTACATCTAGTTCAATTAATACTGGAGCTTCCACACTGCCCTTATTTATAAAATTAGAAGTAATCTCTGTAGACCAATTTTGTACAAATGGATGAGTTTGTACTTTCCCTAATTTATAAGGCATAGGACAAACAAACTTCAAAGTACCTTTACCCAGGGTAACAAAATCCTCCAGATCAAACTCTTCATCAATAACAGCCATATATGTTCGATCAGGGGTTACATCAAAGACTAGCTCGACCGCTTCTTCTGTAATTAACCAAGCTGATATTTCTTCCTTTAACGTTTCTAAATTCGTTTCATCTGGAACAATAATTCCTACAGGTACTGGAAGTTGACGAGGATCCGTTTCTGTACCTAATAATCTTGCACCTGGATATCCAGGTACTTTTAAAAAATTACGCTTTAAAGGTGCCCATGTTGGTGGACTCCATCCCTTTTCTATTTGAATAAAGTCTTTACGTATTTTGTTAAATGCAAAAGAGCTCATTTTGACACCTCATTTCTTTATAAAATAAAAGAAACCCAAACTTAAAAGTCTGAATCTCTCTGTGCTTCTCTTTCTTGATATTCAGTTGTATATCTATAAGTACCACGTGCCACGTCTCGTCCTTCTAAACTAACAGGTACTTCAACTACTAAATCTCCTCCGAGCATCGGAATGACTCCACCGCCAGATGATCCTGACGAATAATTAAATACTTGATTCGCAACACTAGCTGCCATAGCTTGTCTACTATTTGACATACTTCCATATACACCACTCATAACGCTCTTTAAGCCTGATAACTGATTCATAGAACTAGCCATCATGCGGCTCATATCACCCATTAATTGACTCATAGTCCCAGTAGTGCCAACCATAGTTGCAGCAATACCCCCACCAATCTCACCTAAGGTTTTCCTATTTAGTGGAAGTACTGCTTCTCGTCCTGCTTCTCCTGCACCTTGTAACATACCATTATTCATACCGAAAATCGTAGGCTTAGTAAAAATACCACCTTTTGCATTCCATTTCACACCGATGCCAGATGGATACGTAATGTCTTTTCCTAAAATATTTTTGGTGCTAGTTTCTAAATTAAAGTGTGGCATCTCAGGCATTTCTGGTTTTGGAATCTTTAATTTTAAATCATTAAAGAATCCCTTAATTTTCCCAATAAATTCTTCTACTTTACCAACCGCATCTTTTATTGGATCGATAATAAAATGTTTAGCTGCTTCGAATTTTTCTTGAGCTGCACTTTTCACAGCATCAAATTTCTCTCGCGCTGAATTATACAAACTCTCAAATTTTTCTTTAGCTGAGTTATAAGCCTCTGTAGCTGGTTGAACTACATATTGCTTCACTAAATTCCAAGCTGAAAGTGTATAGGATTTTATTTTTTCCCAATTTCCTAATATCCAGTTTGCTAAATCTCCAAGTTTTTCTTTCGTTGTATTCCACAATTCTTGCACTGGCTGGATAACATACTGTTTTACCAGGTTCCATCCTGCCAACGTATAAGACTTAGCAAGCTCCCATTGCGAACTTAACCAAGAGACTAAATCACTAAACTTTTCTTTCACTAAATTCCATGTTTCCTGGACTGGTTGAATGATATATTGTTTAAATAACCCCCATCCAATTTGTGCTGCCGCCTTTGCTATTTCCCATTGTGTACTTAGCCAGTTAACTAATTCACCAATTTTTGCACTTACCCAATCGTAAGCTTCTTGTATTGGTTGAATGATAAATTGACTTATTGCTGCCCAAGCAATTTGTACCCCGGCTTGAATGAGTAACCAACCTGCTTCTAAAACTGTTGAAATTAATGAAATAATTGGATCTAAAACGGTAAGTATTGTATTCCACGTCTCTTGCCACGCTTGAGTCAATGTCCCCCACAATTCAGACGCTGTTTCAACTAAAGAAGACCACCAGGAGGAAGCTGTTTCAACGATTCCAGACCATAAATCGCTAAAGAATTGACCTATTGGGTCAAAGAAACTATGCATCATTTCAGTGAATGAAGACCAAGCCTCAGAAAAGAATTCAACAGTAGAATTCCATGCATCGCTACATGCCTGCTTTACACCCTCCCATAAATCACTAAAAAATTGACCTATCGGATCAAAAAATTCATGCATTATTTCTAAAAATGAAGCCCATGCTTCACTACAGGATTGGGATATCCCGTCCCAAAGCTCTACTAAGTACTCTTTAATAGAATCCCATGCTTCCATTGTCCACTTCTTAATATCATCCCAGTTTTTATAAATGACAATGCCTAAACCAATTACAGCCGCAGCGAGAAGTGCAAAGAGACCAATCAAACCCGACGTTGCTAGTCCTATCGTGGATATGGTGACAACGATAGGCATTAAAGCCATGAATGCTCCCGAAATTACACCAACAGCTACTGCAATTGCTGCTAATGTTGCCGCTAATTCTGGGTTGTTAGATATCCATTCAGCAAATTTAGAAACAAGATCGGCTATTACACCAAGTACAGGTTCCAGAGCCATTTGTAAATCGCCCATCGCTTTTTGGAACTTTACAGCTGGGTTTGCATCTAATTTTTTAACAGATTCATTTAAGTTGTCTTGGTTTTGTTGAAGATCTTTTGTTTTCTTAGAAGCTTCAATTAAAGTGTTTGTTAAATTTTGACCTTGATCTTCAAACATAGTGGCTAGAACTTTAACCCCAACCTGATTTTTCTTAACTGGGTCTTCTATTCCGTCAATAGCTTTAGCTACTTCTACCATCGCTGCCGCGCCATCTCTCCCGCCTTTAGCGACAGATGCTCCCCATTTTTCTATTTGTTCAGTTGCAATACCAGAACCGTCAAGCGCTTCTTTTAAGGCCTTATCAGCTCCTTGTGCGAATTCAGTTAATTGAACCCTGCCTTCTTTCAGTCCGTCTAAAAGATTATCGATATTCCAACTACCAGTTTCAACACCAGCTTCCATAATTGCTTGGACTTCCCCAGCTTTAAAGCCTGCACGGGTTAACTGACTACCATATTCAGCAATGATGTCTAGCTGTTCTGGTGGAAATCCTATTTTCAGTAAAGCATCAACCATACCTAAAGCTTCATCTTGCGTTATCCCTAATTCATTACCTATTTCATATGTTTCTTGGACTAATTCCGTAAAATCTATACCTTCATAAGAAGCTGAAATTGCTGCTGCTCCCTTAACAATTGCTGCATTCGCTTCATCACTTATATTTTTATTTAAAGCCCATTGCCTACGGACTCCTTCTAAAGATGCTTCTGCATCAACACCATAAGCGGTAACACCTCTAATAGCTTCCTCTACTGATTTTCTAGAGGACTCTGGAACATCAAATGTAATATCAATTTTTGTTTTTAATTTTGACATATCCATCGCTTTTTCAATTGCTGTTGAAATACCGCCACCAGCAGCCATACCACCAATGACATTTTCTAATCCAACCTTTAAACCTTCAAACTTCTTCTCTGTTCTATCAGCTTCTTGCTGTAAGTCTCTTAATTCATTTCGTACTTGTTGAATTGAATTACCAGCATCCACAGATCGAAGGGCGCGTTGTAATTTCTCTATATCTGTTTCTGCTCCTAATGCTTCTCGCCCGATAATCCCTATCGCTTGTTCTAATTGTTTACTGGTTGCCGTCCCACTTCTAATTGCATTTACAAGACGATTACCTAATGCGCCTGCAAAATCATCTACGCTCTTTCCTGTAGCACTAAACAACGTTTCTAATTGCCTTGTTGAACTTGCTACATTTTCTTGCTCAGCTTTCATGTTCCCAAGCTTATTTTTCAACCCATCAAGTGATCCTTGTGTAAATTCAATTTCACGCCTAAACGCACGATACTGTTCTTCTGAAATTTTTCCGTTTTGAAATTGCTCTTGAACTTGTTGCTCCGCTGCTTTTAACTTATCTAGCTTTTGTGTGGTGTTTTCAATTTGTTGAGTAAGTAACTGTTGTTTTTGGGCTAATGCTTCCACATTGCCTGGATCAAATTTTAACAGTCGTTCAACATCTTTTAACTCTTTAGCCAAAGAATCACTTTGTTTATTCACGTCTTTTAAGGCGTTTTGTAATGGTTGAGTATTCCCGCCGATTTCGATCGTAATCCCTTTAATTTTTCCTCCTGCCATAATTTCACCCCTTCCTTAGAACGTATCGAAGTCTTTTTGATTTGCTTTACGAGTTTTTTCTTTGTCTGGATTCTCCATTTCAGCGAATTCAGCAATATAATCAAAACAATCACCAACGGTCATTTCTTCTAAATCTCCATGTGACAATTTCGCTTTATAACAAAGAGCAAGGAACGTATCGGTTGTTAGTTCTTCATCACCGAAAGCTCCTTGCTCTTTACCATTTGTTTTTATTTTTTTTTTACTCCCATAGTGACTTGAATCAATTCCATGATTTCTGGCATGATTTCTTCAATTGGGAACTCGTCAAAGCCATCTAGCCACGCTATAGGGTCGGGAATGCTTGGATCAGCCGTTTTAGCATATAACCAAGTCAAATCATAAATAATTTCATAATCTACTTTACTTAAATCAAAATTAGACATATCAATAGGTTGTTGGGAACCATCTTGCGAAGTTAACGCATTAATGGCTCCTAACTCCATCATATCCGCAAACAAATTACGTCTAAATTGCGCTTTATAACGTTTAAGTGTTGCTGCTGTACCTTTTAATCGAACCTGTTTACCGTCAATTGTAATTGTCTTTTCCATTTACTTACGCTCCTTTTGGTGCTGCTGGTGTTTTTACATATACTTTTTTGTACCAGTCGTTATAAATTGCTGGTGTTGTTTTAGCAGTCGTTTTCGTTTTAACCATTGGTCTTCCGCCAGGCGCTAAAATAATTGGGCTAGAAACAAACTTCAGCTCATTTGTATTTGGTTCAGCAGAACTTGTTTTTGTTTTAGATGCAATCGTTGGACGACTTGCTGAACAGTTATACATAACATGACGGGTTGCGTTCACATCACCATCAAACTCAAATAATAATGCGAATGGTTTCCCTTTTGCATCAGCCAATTCATTTAATACGCCATCCGTTTCGTCTAATTCTTCACCAAGTGCATCAATAGCAAATTGTTCAGGAATAGTAGCAATATTTAATGCTCCATCGTAACCTTGGTTATTACTTGCCGCGTAATAAAGCATGTCATCTGCATAGAATTCAATTAAATCACCGCGTGGCTCAAAAGTTAGTTCAACTCCACCAGGTAATGGAATTGGTGTCCCGAATTTAACTAAAAAATCCTTAGTATCTAATGGTACATAATGTACATTTTTCAAACCGAATGTTACCTTGTTTTCATTCATTTACATCAACCTCGTTTCATATATTTTTTGATACATTTTTTCAGATTCAATAAAAGTCCCATACGATTCATAAGGAATATCATGATCGTCTAGGACTTGTTCTAATTTGGCTTCAGCAACTAAATCTTTTTTAATTGTATAAAGCTCAATATTTAAATCATTTATCTTGTGATACACCTTATTATCAGCCATTAAATTTGCTGAACCGTCCACAAGAAAACAGATATAAGGTGGCGCTGGAACTGGATTGCCTGGTGTTGCTATGAAATGCGAATAAGCCACAGGATAGCCTGTAGCTTCAAGAATTTTTATTAATTCTCCTAATGTTAATGTCATGATTCAATTGCCCTTTCAATACGTCTTGGCAATTCATCAATTACATACTCTTCAACTGGACGAATATGCACTTTCTCCGGTACTCGGCCACCACCAGCTTTCGCATGACCATTTTCTAAAAGGTGCGTTAGTTGTCCTTGTGTGTTATGAAGAACAACGCCTTTATCTTCTTTTTTCTTGCGCCATCCTTTACGATAAGCACCTGTTTTTTTAGGGCTGCCTTGCTTTAACTTATCTACAGCAATGTCACCTATTTCTTCAATTTCATTTTCTAATTTTTCTTCCACAACATTCGCATATCTTTGTAATTCTCTAGCAATCTCACTCGCAAAATCATTCATATTAAACATGCTCCTTCGCGATAATGGTCAATGTTTGATTCATTTCATCATCATTCATTGGCGGCTCGATGATATCGAAAGTTTTAAGCTTTGTTTTATCCTTCAAAATAATTCGCATTAATTCTGTAATACCTATTGTATAAGGAATTACAAACCGATAAATTCGTGTGGCCTGTGAAGCGGAAGCTTCAATGTATTCAGAACCTTTTACCGTTTTTATCATCGCCCAGGCTTTTTTAACTTCCTGCCAATCATCTGTTTCAATTTCTTGATTCAATTCATCTTTTATTACTACAGGTTGTTCAATGATAATTCGCTTACTAAAGTCACCTGTATTTAATGGTTTTTTATATTGAAAAGGACGCATATTAATCACCCTCCAACTTTATTTCTTTTAAAGCTCTATCAATGCTCAAACTATTAATCTGACCTAAAAAATTCTGGTCAAAATACTCAAGAGCATCATTATAAACATAACGAGAACGTTCAAAGACTAATTCTTTGAACTCTTCGTCCTCGTCATTGTTAATATCATAATCCCCACAAATTCTTAATAAAGCTTTATTAGACGTAGATAGGATGCGCTTTAGGTTATCATCTTCATCATCACCTAAGTGCATCCTATCTTTGAATTCCTGCAATATTTCATTAGAAATTGTTGCGTTTCTCATTCACTTCACCCTTTATTTAGACTTTGTTTCTGTAGGTGGTGCAAATGAAATTTCTAAATCATAAACAAGAGCTGCTTTATTATCTTTTGGTTTACCGTTAGCAAATTGTTTAATTGTATAAAGAGTAGCATCTTCGAAAGCTAATGTTTGATCAAATTCTTTTAACTTATATCCTCCTGCGATTGCGGCAATATATTGCCCTTTTACAAAGAATAAAGCTTTACCAACAGGAACTTCCTCACATTCTACAGGTTTAATGTTATAAGGCAATGCCATTACCCATTGACCTGTTGCCGTTTGAATTGTATTACGCGCTTGTACGCCAATTGCATCAATTGGGTTAACAACCATTACAATTTTATTTAATACTTTTCTTGATTTACCTTTTGCATCAACAGATAAAGCTTTTACTACTTCATAAAGTTCTCCGGCTACAATCTCCCCTTTATCAGATGGAGCAAATGTTAATTTACCAGAAGATTTTTTGTCAGTAACTGCGCCCGTTTCTGGATTTACATCTTTCATTAAACCGACTGGTTGATGTGCTACGGAACCACCGCCATTAACGAAACCAAATTCTAGACCGACAGAATACGTTTCTACTAAAACAGTTCGGACATAACGTTCAATCCATTCCGGTCCAAGTTCTCGCATATCATTCGGAATTGCTGCAAATGCTGTTAATTTAAGTTGTCCAATTTTTTCTTGTTTGAAAATAGCGTCGATTTGCCCACGAATTTCACCGAATAATTCGCCCCATACATAGGCTTTTGTCGCATCAGAATAGATAAATTTTGTAACAGCTCCTAGATCTTGCAGACCAATTTCAGCCAATAACGGATGCTCTGTAACTAAATCTTCAAATACACGTTCTTGTGTCGTTACAGGAAGAATTTCACCGTCTGTAAATCCACCTTCTTTTACAACAGCATTGAAGAATTTTGTTTCTGCTGAAGTTAAAACGTTTTGACCACGTTGTTGTAGAATGGAACGATCAAGCATATCATTGTTTACTTGCTCACGAACTGTATTCGCTACATCCGTTTGTAATGCATCAAAGAAATTTTCAAACGCTGTCGTTTGCTCTTTGTCTGTACTTTCAGCATTAGTTAGAGTGTCTGTTAATTTTGCTTTCGCCTTAGTAAAAGCTTCTGATTTATTAAATTTAATTGTCATTATGTGTTTCCCCCAATTTTTATAATTTTAAAAAGAGCCCTTTAATCCCACTGTTTTTAACAGGTTTCGGATTTGGCTCTTTTGGTTTTGGTTCTGTATTAGTTTGTAAATCATTCATGATTTCATTTTTTAACCCAGATAATGCAGCGTTTAAATCTTCTTTTGTAATCCCTTCAGCTTTCCCTTTATTAAGTGTTCCGTTTCTAAAACCATCGATTACTTTCTGTGGAATCATAGCAGAAACGGCACCTGAAGCAGTCATTTTAACCGGATTATCCATAAACATGATTTCATCCACAAAATTATTTTCTAATGCTTGTTGTGGTCCCATCCATGTTTCTTCAGCCATCATATTAAGTAATTCCTCTTCAGATTTACCACTTTTAATGACGTAGGCATTTACAATTGCTCGATCTGTCGTTTTCAACATTTCAGCAGCTTTTTCCATATCGCGATGATCGCCACCATTCCACATAGAAGCATTGTGAATCATGACTTGTGCTGTTGGAGAAATTCGAACTTTATCACCAGCCATCGCAATCACAGAAGCCGCACTTGCAGCCAAACCAACAATTTGAACTTCCACGTTGCCCGGATAATTTTTTAATGCTGTGTAAATCTCTGACCCTTCGTGTACATAACCACCAGGACTATTAATTGATACAATTAAATCCTCACCATTGGCATTAGTAAGTTCTTTTGCAACCATACCTGGACTTGTTGCATCCATTTCAAACCATTCATAAATCCAAGCTTCATCACTAGAAATGATTGGACCTTTAATATCAAGCTTCACCGTCATTTTCTTTCTCACCTCCTTCAGATTCAGTTAGTTTCGTATAGTTTTTCGTAATATGATGTGTATTTAAGTTAGGATTATTAGAAACTTCATATCCTACTTCTAATCGAATCTCGTTCGCTGTAAATGCACTTGAAGAAATGAGTTTATCGATACTTGTTGCAAGATCAAATATACTCTGATAAGAAACGGCTTTAACTTCAATCTTTTGCCCTGAAAGATACTCTTCCTTTTCAAAAAATTTAACGTTTGCTTCATCTGAAATTTTTTTTAACAAAGGTTTCACTGTGAAAAGCATGTAATTCTTCGTTTGCTTCTCTACATCGGCCATTTCTCCATACAATAAAGCTGTTGGAATACCAAAAGCCATTGCTACTTGATTTAAAAAGCCATTCGTTACTTTATTGATTTCGTCCACACTTTGACCGGAGTTTCCACCACCTGATGTTTCAGCGTATTTGAATCCTGGTTGTTGTGGAATGATAGCAACATCTTTTTCTCCAATCGCTTTATACATGTTATCAATGAATTCTTGAAGCTTCGCTTGATGTTCTTTGCTCTTTGCAGCAAGCATATCCATATCAACTGTTCCGCGAATTTGATTTTTACGCTTTTGAGAACTTAATATCCTTCCGAATAAGTCACCATAATCAGCAAAAAGGCCATCGATAAGTGGTGATAATTTATCATTCCGATATCTTAAATGAATGACTTCACTTTGTTTAAAACTTCTCTTAAACTGATAATCTTTTACGGTGACATTTGTAAAAGTATCTTCAAACACAGCGTATTCATTATGTTCAAAGTCATCCGCAATAAGTAGATCACCATCATCAGCTTGTATAATTAAAGCTTCATTATCATAAATGAGCTTGTAAATATACTTTTCCCAAAAGGTACTTGCTGTCATATTCTTATTTGGCCTAACATTTAATCGGTAATAAAGCTCATCCTTTTCAAATGTTTCACCGTTTTTCACTCTGAATTCTGACTGACTAATTGTTCTCCCTAAAAAGGATATACAGGTATCAATCGCTAGTCGCTTCATGTGGACCCTATTTGCCTTTTCAATAAACATTTCCACATCAAACATAAATCCTACTTCACTATTTCTTTTAAATACTGCATCCAGCCATCCAATGATTATCACCCCCTTTTATTAAAACTTAATACTATCTAGCATAAAGTCGAATTCATCCACAAGAATGTTATCCGCTTGCCATAGTGCATGTATGAAAGCTTGGAATCCATCTGTTTTCCTTTTGAATTCATCTTTTTTCAGGTACTCTTTGTTGCCGTCTTTTTTAATGTGGACGTATACGTTGTTGGTGTACCAACGCATTAATGGATTATCACCAAAAATAATATGGTTATTTGCAAATAACGTCTCAACTCGTGGAGCTAAAAGAGAATGAATCGCTTTTGGATTACGAATATACAACAATTTGAAACCTTCAGCTTCAAGTGCTGTTTTTACAAGATCAAGACGGAATGTATCAGCTACAATCGTATTCACCCCATATAACTCACGCATTTTTACAAACCAATCAACAATATGTGAGATATTAATAACTGGCTCGTCCACAATAGTTAGTAAGCCATTTTCAGCCCATTCATAAATAGGTGCTTTTAATTTCACCTTATCCAAGAATCCTTTACGTACAAATGAATGACCTTTCCAAATATAGTCCTCACCATGTTTAAATAGTAAACCGACCGCCGCGAAATCTTTGATGCTGGCGAAATCGAGGCCACCCACAGCTACTTTGTGTTTTAAATCCGGAATTTCTCTAAGCGTTTCCCCATCTTCTTCAAAACCAGTACGCATTATTTCTTCCCATGGAGCTACAGCCTTTGTTAAATCTGTTTCAGGATAATTCATACGTTTTGTCATGAACTCTTCACGATTCGATGGGTTGTTTGCTAGTTGCTTGTATTGTGTTAGTACCTTTTTAAATAAACCTTTAGCATAAGAGCTTCTCGGCTCGCTAAACATCGGATTCGCTTTTTCCCACATTTCAGGGTTATCAATTTCCGCTGGATCATCAATCTTGCAGATAAAAGGAAACAATGGATCTTCTAAATCTTTTCCTTTAAGGATATTCATTGCTCGTTCTTTCATCTTGTCTAAAAATCCATCACGAACAAAACCATCCGTTCCAATAAAAAATTCCCTAGCATTTGGCACTTTTCCAAGTCCACTAGAGAACACATTAACTACATCAAAGTTTTCATATCGATGTATTTCATCATAAATAACGCAGCCATCACGAAGTCCATCTTTAGAACTTGCATTAGATGTGTGATATTGCATAATACTTTCCGTATCGTTTCCTGATATTTCAACTTTTGTTCGGTAAAACATGTCTTCTAATACTTCTTTACCTTTAATCGAATCATACACTTCACGAAAAGAAACTTTTGCTTGTTTCTCATTGTTAGCCACAATCGAAACATTGTAACGATCTATTCCATGTAATGGACTAATAAAGAAATGGCATAACGATGAAATTAACCCATTTTTACCGCCACCACGAGCCATCATAATAAAAAACTGTTCATAAAAAACAGAATCATCTTCTTTGTAAAAGAGAAAGACGAATGCTGTTAGGAATTTTTGAAATGGCTGCAATTTGAAGTACCATTTCTCAGTGAATTTTATATAATCCTCATGCATTTCATTATGAAAGTATAAATCATCACGTATTAAAATGTATTTCTCAAGGTACTCAATTAGCATTATGCGCTCTTTATTTAGCTTAATGTTCCCTGTCCGATACATTTCGATATATTCATAAACATATTGGTTTTGAATCATGTTAACTCTTTAGCTGAGCGCTTTGTTTTTTGTTTCTCATTTTCAGCAATTTCTTTTGGCAATAAATTGAACAGTTTATCACATGCAACCGTATAACGATTAACCATCGTATTGTATGATTTTTGGGAGGGGTTTTCCACAGTCATTTTTTGTGAACCATTCTCATATTTGATAGTTGGACCTTTTAGTTTAATTTCATCTTCTAGTATTTCAAGAGTAATGGTCATAAAAGCCACACGTTCAATTAACCTTGTGGCTGCTTCGCGTTTTTCATTCGAAATATCTTTGAAGATTTCATTCCATTTTTTAACTTCTTTTGCAATCATTTCATCTTGTTTTGATCTACTTAATTTAGCCATTTATGGGCACCCCCCTCCCTCATGCGCAATATTGCTGATAAATTTGGAAAATCGACCCCCTCCTCCGGTGCCCCTTAGAGCAATTTTTGATGAAATATTTTAAGGGGGGGTGTTATTACCGAATCATTTTTACCACTTCTCATCATGTTCCCATTTATTCTGTTTCTTTTTGAATGTTCTACCGTGTTCTTTGTTATGGCAATCCACACAGACTGTTTCGAGATTATCTATTTCTAATGCAAGAGCTGGATGATGTTCGAGTTCTTTTATATGATGGACAACTAGTTGAATCTTCTTACGCTTTGCACTCTCGCTGTATTCATTCGTGTCTGTTTGTACTCGGCCATTACGTTTACATTCCCGGCACTCATAGTTGTCACGCTTCTTTACTTGTTCTCGTATACTCTTCCAATCACCACTGTCATAGAACTTACGCTTCTGCTGTTTGGTTTTGTATTCCTTCATTACACATTACACCACCATCTGCACACCACTTACAGCGTAATCCATCCTTTGATTTCGCTATTCGTTCACTATACTGTTCCGTATATCCACATGCTTTACATCTAAACTGTACAATCTTTTGTACCCTTTTACTTCTTAATAGATCGTCTATTAGTTTGTTCATTAAACTTATATCGGCTTCTCTCTTTGCTACTGGTGCTAGATTGTTATGAAATCCCTCTATCACTTCAATTAAGATTGGCAACTTCTCTACATCTACATACTCTTCAATATCATCTACCCCAACCAAATGTATAAGCGTACTAATTGCAATTGCTTTTTCAAGCTTAGTTAGTTGCATCTATCCTCACCCCTTACGCTTAAATCCTTTCTCCATCTGTCTCTTTCTAGTAATTCTTTTATTGATGTTTGTTTCAGGTATTCCACGGAATAAAACATAGGTTTCCCGCCATACAGCTTGTAATACTTAACATCTATTCCAGCTTTTTTATGCGCTTTTTCAAGAGGTTTAAGGTATTTGATATATGCTTTCTTATCAATGAGCATAAGACCAAGCGCAGCAATCTTACCATTTAAAACACTTTCCAATTATCCTCACTCCTTCTTTATAAAATGCAACACATTTGCGCTTATCTTTCCTTAACAACAAACAAGACACCACCAAGATCACGGCAGCGCCTACAATAATTACTATTGGTTTAATCATGCTTTAAATCCTGATGCTTGATGTATCACTATTAATACGTTGTGTAATTGTATCAGCATGAACTGAAATCTTTGTTTGAGGAAAATCGGAAAATTTATTTGTTAATCTCTCCAACTTCTCCAATGCAGCCACACATTCATTAGCAGCTATAGTTACTTCCCTCATTTGTTTTAATGCTTCAGATGTATCAGCATCGATATTAATCTTTAATTTGTTATTAGCCATTCTTTTCATCCTCCATTAATTCATATTCTCTTATTCTTGTAAGTGCGTCCTCAAGAGTCCCTAAGATATTATCCGCACTATTATTTGCACTTACCTGTTCACTTAACCTATCGACTTTAGTTTTTAAGTCCTCCACAGTTGATGCTAATGCTTTGACTGATTCCTTTAGCTCTTGGTTTTCTTTATGTACATTTGATAACCATTCGAGTTTCTTTTTCAATTTGATGTTTTGTAACATTTCATCCATTACTTGCACCACCTATGTAATTTTTACATAATAAAAAACACCCGAATTGGGTGCTCAGTATACTGATATTCACTTAAAAAATATATAAAAAAAACAGAGAAATTCATTTTCATCCATTGATACGCATCGCAATGCGTGTTATAATAAATATAGAAAGTTGAAAGGAGGTAGTAACGATTTCTAGTAGGGAAGTAATTAAGAGGTTAAAAAAAGAAGGATGGTTTATAGTGAACATTGAAGGCAGCCACCATCAGTTCAAACATCCTTCTAAGATTGGCAAAGTAACCGTGAAACATCCGTGCAAGGATATTCCAAAAGGTACACTTCGCTCAATCTATAAGCAAGCGGGTTGGTTATAAACCGCCCCTTGCTTTCCCTAATTATACAAGAAATCGTTATAAAAACAAATTATGAAAAAAGACTATTATGTTTATCCCGCTATCCTTGAAAAGTCTTCAGATGGTTACGGTATTTACTTTCCAGACCTTCCTGGTTGCGTTTCTCATGCAGATACACAAGAAGATGCTTTAAAAGAAGGTAGAGAAGCATTAGGACTTCATTTATCTGGTATGGAAGAAGATAACGATCCGATTCCGGAGCCTTCAACAATTGAGAACATAGAATTAGAACAAGATGAATATGCTTTCTTAATTGATGTCTGGATGCCACCATTAAGGAAACAAGACAAACTTGTTTATAAAAGAAAGAACGTTACTCTTCCTTCTTATTTAGAAGAGCATGCAGCAAAACAAAATGTCAATTTCTCTGAAATGCTTGTAGAAGCATTAGAACAACATTTAGGATATAAAGAAAAAAAGAATACACCATAAAGGACGCCATATGAGCGTCCTCTTTTTTTATATAATAAAAAGCACTCCATAAGGAATGCTTTCAAATTAAATAGATTTTTGCATTAAATAATTCTTACCTTCGATAGTCACCTTTGCATTTGAGAAATCAACTTGATAATACTGACAATTGATACCAACAGCCCAATTATTATCTTCTATCCATTCACATAGGTCTCTAAATGTTTGCTCATCGGTTTCTAAGTTATCAGCAGTTATATTCTTTTCACCAGCATTTATCGCTTGTAATATATGATAAACTATTTCTTTAACATCCATGATATCACCTCCTATTATCATTATCAGATAGGAAATGACAATTTTCTAGCTTAACAATTCGACACCAATCGACATTACAAAAGAGCAACCATGTATCCGTTGCCCTTTCGTCAAAATCTTTACTCTTCTTTGAACTGACACTATAGGTAGGCGTATCAGCTCAAAGAAGAGCAAAAGCTCTCCTAGACCGTTTAGACTATTCTTATTACATATTATGAAATCAAGAGATTTTTTATTTGCATAAGCTTCGTAACATCTTACGCAAATTGAGTATTTTCTAATAGTGCCGATTGAACCGCTGAGGTGAAATAGCAACGTCCATTCAATCACCTACCATAGAAGATGGTTTCGGTAACCTTCACTTATAGGTGGCATTATGATGACAAAATTAATCGTTTTAAAAAAGAAAGTCCCTTCAATTCATACAGAAGAGACTTCCACTAACTTGTTGTGCAATTTTTCTATCCGCTCTACGTAAATTCTGCTGAACTGTAGACCTTGTAACACCTTTCATTTTGGCGATTTCTTCCTGAGTGAACATACCCGCCTTGTACATTACAAATATTTCCTTTTCTTTTTCGGTTAAAGTAGAAAGCGCATCATCTAACTGTATTTTCTCCCATGTTGTAATTGTATTTTCTTTTTGTTCTTTATCCCATTCATACTCTGTTTCTTTACTTCTTAAATATCTTTGTATAAGCAGAGGGTTTACTTTTATTTCTCTTTGATAAGATGCTCTACGTTCAATACCTCGTTTCATTCCAGGTTCTTTACCAGTACGCATCCATTTTAAATCATCTTCAATATCACTAATCATTCCATTTATTATTTTTTCGTCTTTTTCATTCGCCTTTTCTTTTGCAGCTATTAATTGTTTTAACGTTTCTTTATATTGTTTGATTAATAAGTCTATCATGCGGATTCTTCCTCCTTGGAATAAAAAAAGAGGACGCTGATTATGTGCAAGAAAACTCTGTTTCTTACAGTTAATCAACGTCCTCAAATGTGGACTATTCTTTTTTTGTTTTTTATTTTTCTTATTATTACGGTATGTGAAATTAATTATTTCAATCCTCGTTTTTTCAATTGAATATGCAAGTTTCCTGTAGTAACACCAAATTTCTTTGCAATCTCCACATATGTCATTCCTTTATTGCTAAGCGTTAATGTCTTCTTACAAATTGCATTCCATTCTTTGGTTGTTCTTGGTTTCTTCTGTTCTGTACCAATACGACCACCTAACAAAACACCTAATTCATTTAATCTTATTCCTGTTTCGCATTCTGTCCAACAATGTGCTACATCCCTACTACATCTATGAGCACAACCTTCACAATGTTTCTCCTGTAAATTTAAAATTTCAATACGTACTTCTTTTTTATTCATATCGCTAACCACTCTAATTGATCTACGTAATATAGATAGTCTACTAAAGCTCGACCTGTTGGCTTAACTAGAAGGGCTTTCTCATTAAATACTGCACGTGGAATTGATTTACGTCCTCCTAATTTTGCTGCATGAATGTATTCTTTTATTAATTCAAACGGAACTAAGAAAATAGAATGCTCTATACTAAACTCAATTAAGAAGAAACAAATCGCTCCCAACTTTTCAGCTTGTTCTAGATATTCAATTTGATGTGGTGATATATTTTGTAAAGCGAAGCTTGTCTTATTTGTTGTCGCTTTTGCTTCAAATGCAATCATTCGCCCTTTATATATTCCGTCATAATCAACGGTTGATTTCTTTTCAAAATATCCTTCTTTAATTCTGCCATCTTTAAATAACTTTGTAACAACTACCGGTGTAGCTCGTTTTGTAATTAACGCTATGTTCTTTCTCCTGTACATATCATTTGACCAATTAATTAGATTCTCAAACGCAGCACCATGATCTCCACTATAAGCCATATTAATAGCTCCTATCTTATTTATTATGTTTCTTATAAATCCGATGAACTAAACGATACATTTGTATAAAATCATAAGCATTTAAATGTATTTCGCCTTTCTGCATCATTTCAAAATAGTTAAACTTATTAAGTTTATTAATATCTTTTTCATCGAGCTTTTCTTTGTTTTCAATCATCCATTCATCTTCAATCGTAATCAATTTCCATTCTCCCTTTTCTATAAAATAACTATTTTGTTTAGTTTTCTTCCTTAATTTCCTTAGTTAATTCCACTGTTCCGATATCTTCATAAGGCTGAGCAATATAACCTTTATCATGCAGAACTTTAACTACTTCTTGCATATCCTTCCAAGCTGCTGTACCTTGTCCAAATTTAATAATCACTGTATTCATTTTTCATTCTCCTTTTTATCAGTAAATTTTAATATAATAATTGAACTATTTAGCAATTTGATATAAAATATCCTAGTCATATTAACTCCAGCATTAAGAGTTCTCGAATTTCAGCCCCTTGACGCGCACCGTTAGGGGCTGATCTTATTTAAATAAAGATTTTATTAAGAAATCTTTTCTAATTCATATTCAGCAAACCAAGTTCCAGGGTGTTCAACAATGTTATATTGTGCACAAGATGAATGTATCCTTTCACTTGGACTTAGTTTATAGAACCACCAATGATCAACCGTAACTGTTTCACCAGTTTCTTTAATCCGTACCGTTTCTCCATCTTCAAACAAATGATTTCTCTCATTCATCCTTTTCATCTCCTTTTCGAATAAGGATTTTATTTAAATTCCCTCCACTACAACATCAGCATCAAATTCACCTTTAACATGTAATGCCATTTTTAACTCTCTATTATTTTCATTCAGTTTTATCAATCTATCTGTAATTGCTTTATTAACTTGTTCACTATTACTTGTATAATTTCTAAGCTCTTCCATCGCCTTTTCATTGTTCTTAATCGCTTTTTGAAACCGTTTCTGTATATTCATTACTTTCTTCCTCTCAAATAAGAATTTTGTTTAGTTTTCATCCCATACATCTACCCGTCCTCGTTCGTAAGACCAAATCCCATTCTCTTGTAAAGAAGTAAGATTTATTTCAACCGGAACATATTTAACTGATAGTTCTTCATCAATAATCTGTTGCGCTAGTTCTTTGGTCGGAAGAAAACAAGTTTCCTTTAAGAATAGGGTTTCTTCCTGCGTTGATAGATCATAGAACGAATCTTCCTCAAATTGATAAGCGATAGCATAAAATTTCATCTTTCATTCTCCTTTTCTTGCGCTTTTTCAATTAACCAATAAATTGTATCTGCTTCTAACATCACCAAAGGGTTACTAGTAAATGCATTTTCAACAGCTTCGTCACATTTAGCCTTAATTGATTCTATTGAAGGTTCCATATTCTCTCCCTTTCTATTCAAATAACTATTCTGTTTAAATAACACTTACTGATAACTCAAAATCGGCACTCACATTACTCTTTGTTCTGATATACCCTTTAATACAACTACTTTTCCAATTATTAAAACGTTCCAACCAATCCGAATCCTCTTCTACTTTTCTGTACTCATAAACTTCGAAATACTCAACACAACTTAAATCGTATTCATAATCAACTATCCATTGTTTAATTACATCGGATGGATCATCTGTTATCGCTGCTTCGCCTTCTTGTTTATCAATAATTAAGTAAACATATTTATCAAATGGATTTTTAAAATACTCATTTAAACAACGTAATGCATCACGAACATTTTCAAATGAATCGTACTCTTTCATTTCCCATCTCTCCCTTTTCGATTAATTCTTATAAGGCTTCCAATCCCAACTGTCCAAGTTACATGTTTCCTTACCGTATACTTTACGCCCACGCCCTTGCTCGACTTTTATTATTTCGTACCATTTACCCGTATCATCATCTTTCACAACACCTTTACTTGGCTTGTAAGAAAATGAAAACACCTTTTCACCATCTACATAAAACGGGTACATTGTAATCCCCCTTTTCGATTCAAATAACGCTTTTATTAAGATTGCATACCGATTTCATTATCTAATCGTTGTTCAAATACTTTTCGTTCCTCTGAAGATAACGTTTCGTAGAACCATTCATCTGACACCAATACAGTAGTTGTCGTTCCATCATCTTTTCTCACAGTTCTTAATACCCAGAAACCTTTCGGACGTTTATTAGACTGCTGATCCCAAAGTGTTTTATTTACTTCCATTAGACCAGGACTAATTCTCCCGTTAAGTTCCACATGCACGAAGGATGCGCTAAATGCACAAACATTAAATCCTTCTCTTTCTAAAACTTTGATGTCCATATGTTGATATTTATATTTATTACCCATAAGTGTTTTTTCTTTAATCATCTCAATCTCTCCATTTCTTAATAAAATTCAAATTTGATAACAAGTCCTGGACTCCCTATTTGCAGAAAGTCCAGGAAACACAATTTATTTAACTTGTACAAAAGGCGTAGCGTTTCCACTTACTTGAGGGAGTTTTCCATCCCACTTCTCAATTTTTTTAATTTCTACAATTTCAGGTGAAAGCGATTGTTTTAATATTTCATTTGCTTGTGATTTACCTTTCGCTTCCTCAATATCACGTTCTGCTGCAACGATAGCTTGTTTCTTTTCAATTTCTAATTTCTCTAATCTTTGTTGAGCATCCACTACCCCTTGAATTGCTTTTGCTGTATTCGCATCTGGTTTAGGAGCTTCTAAAGTAACTGAATCCACCATAAATCCTGTATCATCTACAATCCCACGAAACTCTTTTTCAATTGCTGAATTAATTTCTCCCTGGTGTTGGAATACTTCTAGAACGGAATACTTAGAAAACACATTCAGTGTTGCTTTCTTAATACGTGTTTGTAACCAACCATTCTCAATCACATCTGGAGATTGCCCTTTAAATTTGTTATAAATCTTAGGTAGCTTTTCCACATCGTTTGCATAGTCATAAGATAAACTAACCGCTAATGGCTTACCGTCCTTCGTTTGCACACTGAAATTCTTTACTCGTACCGTTTCCGTAGAAACCGGATATTCTGTTACACGTTTAAATGGTGAAACCAAATGCCACCCTTGCCCTAATGTTTCCTTTTCCACTCCAGTACTTCTGTTATAAACTACACCTGCATGCCCTTGTTCAATTACTTCCACACTCATTGCGGTTAAAATCCCCCCCGTTAAAAGACTTACTCCTAATACTGCTGCACCTACGATTTTCTTTGTATTCATTTTATTTTTCCTCCTTGAATATGTTTTTTAGTTTCATTACTTTGTTTCCTATAAAATCAAAGATTCCTAATTTACCTGCAACAACCCAAGCTGCCGATATAAAAATAATTACAGCAATTAAACCAACGAATAGAGAATACATTACATCGCTCCTTTAATATCCTGTTTCCTGTCTAGTGAAATTCTCCGCATTCTTATCCTTATAAGCAGTTACAACATCCTCATACGTAAATCCGTATAGATAGCTGATACGAAAGAGAACACCGAACATGTCTCGTAAATCCTTCTCAGGGAAGATTCTGTATGCAACCCACTTCTTTTTTGCTTTAAATACGGATGTGCTCCACATTTCGAACAAACGGTTAATACTGTATATGTTTCTGCTGTGCATGTTTACATATCTAAATTGTTTAACCTTATCTTTTTTACGTGAACTCTGATTTAAATCTAGAACAATTGAAAGCATAAAATGTAATGCATCAACCAATTCCTTTAGTAACTTGTCTCGATCAGGTTCTTTAAATTTCGTACTCCAAAACTTAAATGACTTTGTTTCGTTCCAGGCTTCGTTGACTTCCACATGAAGCGAAAAGAATTTCAATTCAGCTCTATCTTCACCTTTATAGTTAATTCTTGCATCTAACTTTCTTTGCATGTTAAACAGTTCGCTTAAATCAAAAGCAGCTTTTAATTCTGCATCTGTAATTTTATGTAGTGCTAACATTGTGCCACTCCTTTATTTGGAAGAGAGCAAGCAAATCTTATGTTCACTTGTTCTCTTTAGATTAGAATGCTGAATATTTAAAAATCTAATTTTATATTTTTATCCTGCCATATCTTCAGCAAAGAAAAGGATCTCCAAATTATCTGTTGCTACCTCATATGTTTGATGCGAATTCATAACTTGTACAGTTGCTGTGCCATCTATTACGTGTAAAACACGTGATGCATATACATCATCTGTTACAACATCACCAGAACGATACTCATTCGGCTTACGTCCCTTTTGAGCAAATACACGTCTTAAACTTTCTTCGTTGATTTCTTCTACTGTTGCATATCTACATTTATCAGCGTGATTACAACCCCATTCACCGTGAATTACACCTTCACAGCCCCAGGATCCCCATAACTCTACTTTGTTGTGAAAAGTGTCCTTAATTACTCTTTTAACTTCGGCAATCATATTTGTATCCTTCATTTCACAAACTACCCATTGACCAACCGTTACTTGCTTCTTATCAATCTGTAAATTCATTTTCTATCTCTCCTTAATTAAAGATTTATGAATTCAAACTAATTTGCTATATAAGTTAACTTTCTACGCTTCATTCTTTCTTCTCTTGATGGAATAACCATCTTAGACCACGGTGATGCTTCTTTACCTCTACGCCCACGTTCTGATGCTGATAAAATCGGAGAAGTTGTCGCTTCTTCGATATCCCATTTCAATTTCTTAAATCGATAATATGCAGTACTTCGTTTTAAACCATTGATTCTAGCTTGGTGTATTTGTTCATCTGTCAGTACACGATTATTTTTATTAAATTGATTTGCACGTTTCAAAGATTCCGCTCGACTCATTGGGGGCTTAGTCATTGCATCTACTAAGTTCCACCCTCTTTTTCTTCGATCCTCAAATGTGTTTCTACAAATATTATTTTGTAAAGCAATTTCTTTTACCTTATGCCATTCTGCTGTTTTTTGAGGCTTTTTAGTAATAGCTATCTCTTTTTCCCACATACCATTACGGATTCTATATTCCAAAGTACTTCTGCAAATCCCGTTATTCTCTGCGATGGCATATTCTTCTGGAGTTATATAATAATCATATGGATCTCTCATGAATATCTTCTCCTATTCAATTGTTAATCTAATGCTAGAATTTCTTCTAACGATCTATTAGAAACTTCAATACTACGAATCTTGAAATTATAATGCTTACGATATTTTTCACGAATTGCCTTTGCTGCTTCTTCTTTCGTTTCAGCTTCACAAAATTCTAATTTGAATCCTGATTCCGTAACAATATCAACCATGTAAGTATCTATTAATGGTTCATAAATAAAATCGTGCTCCATTGTGATTTGTTCAGTCACATAACTCACCTTCTATCGGCGAAAGCGTAATTGTCATTTGTCGCTCTAAAATAGTTCCTATAACAGCATTCATCCATAGATGACTATCAATCTTTTTTTTCAAAAATGTAATTAACGTTAGTAATTCCTGAGTAGAGAGAAAAATAAATTCTCCTAGTTTCTCCTGGTTAAACTTACCGCCACGTTTTTCTATATTTAACGAAATGTTATTTTCTTTTATTAATGATTCAGCCGCAGCTAAATGAAACTGTCTTACTTTTTCACGTCCAAATTGATTTATTAACTGAGTTAAAACATCTTTTAATACACGAAAATCTATTACTTTGACTTTTTGTTGCATGTCACCATTACAGGTTTTACAAAGCACCTTTTCACAGCCATCAATATACATGGTGCTCTCTTCTCCTGGCTTTATTCCCTCGCCGCAAATATCACACCATTCTCCTACATCGCTAAAGATATCTACCATTTAAATCGCTCCTATGATTTATATTGTGTCAACACCTCTTGTAATCTCTTACGTTCTTCATCAGTAGATTGCGAGTGTTGTCTTTCCATTTCCACTTTGGTTGGCTCAGCATCTTCACGTAACCAATCTGGGACAGCTTCTGTTCTATTTGAACGACTTGGTCCTGATCCATTAAATCGTTTGTTCTTGCTCATTTCGAAACGTTTATCTAATGCAGCAACATCATCTAACGTTTTTACTTTTTGTTTTTCCCAGCTTTTCAAAATAGCTTTAATATAATTCCATCTTGGCTTATTTTCATCTATAGCTTTGTTAGCAGCATGTTTAATCAATTCACTACCAAACGAATCACAAAACTCTCCTAATTCCGTAATTGCAATTTCACTTAATGGAATACCTTCACTTTTTAAAAAGTTATAACTGATCTTAAATTCTTCATCGACTAATAAATGTGATTTCGATTCTTTTTTATCATCATGATAATAATTAGTATTTTGTATATTAGTATTTAGTTTATTAGTACTTAGTATATTAGTATTTAGTAGTGTCGGATTTTCCACATGTAGGTTTCCCACAAGTGGCTTTTCCACATCTGGGTTTTCCACTTGTGGGATTTCCATAAGTGGCTCTTCCTCTTCTGGCTTCCCCATATCTGGTGTTTCATAAATTTCAGTTTCCCAATTTGTTATCTTCTTGCTCTTTTCATCACGAACAGGGTAACGCTTTATATACCCTAACTCTTTTAACTCTTTAAACCCTGAACGTAACGAGTCTTCTCCATCCTTAGCATGTTGAGATAACTCACTTATATGAAAAGTCCAATTATCAGGTAATGTAAGGGCATAAGCTAAAATCCCTTTTGCCTTCCAAGACAACCTTTCATCTTTTAAACCGGTATTATTTATGACAGAATAATTGCTGTCTTTTTTAACTCGGATAATTCCCATAAAAGCCACCTCATAAATTCTCAATAACTATATTTATGTTATACTTAGCATGAAATATTTTTACGATAGGACCCGTTGCAGCGGGTTCTTTTTTATGAATTCCGTCGAATAATATCAACAACTTCTTTTCTTCCTCCAACTTCTTCCAAACGATCTGCCACTTCTAAAACCTGTTTACTTTCCTTAGAAAAATCATTTTTCGTTTTCTTAAAGTACATAGCTGATAGCTCCTTTGATATTTCTAAATCTCTGCTATTTTGCTTTTGGTATAAATCATGAAGTTCAACATAAGCAATTTTGTCACTATTTCTATTCGCTTGTTCCATTTGTTTATATAAAAGTTGTCGGTTGTGTATGCATTCCTTACGCTCTTTTTCTAATTCTGATGCCATTTTCAAATGTTCTTGGAGCACTCTGTTTTCTGTTCCCATTGTTTAACCGCTCCCTTTCTAAACGATCACTCTCATCAAACTTTTGTTCAATGAAAGTGCCGCCTTTATACAGTCCATACATAAGTACCGCAAACCCTAATCCAAAGATGCAGACATTCGTTGTACTTTCTACCGTTATAATGTCCATTAGGCTAAAATAAACACCTTTTTAGACTCTATTTCTTGCGCTAACGCTTTATTTAGGTACTCCTTAATGTTATTCATTGCTTCTAACTTCCAAGCCCCACCATCTGCTTCAAACAAACCACAATACGCCCCTTCTTTCATGCGGAAGATAAATTTACTTTCTGGCTGCTCGACCTCAACAAACGTTCTATACGGACGTAATTCAACCGGATTAGGAACCTTCACATTCTCTCTGTTTCCTACACTCACTTTTGCCGTTACTGCCTGCGACACACCATCATCACCGATTTCTCTAACTGATGTTTCTGCAATTGTTCCTACGACTTTTAAAACAATATCTCGCTCTATACTAGGAACGAATCCTGATTGTAAATTAATATTAAATTCTTCTCTATCATGAAAATTACTGAATCGGAAATGTGGGATAGATGCTTCCGCTCTAATTAATACACTTCTGTTAAAGTTACCGTTCATTGTTGTAAAGCAACTAACTGTTGTAGGATTTTCCACATGAATCATAAGCGGCTCAAATTTATCAAATTCAGATTTCACGTATTCTACTAATCCTGATAGGCTACGCAACACAATTTCTCTTGCTGTTGGCTCTTTCACAACACTTAATGGCTGCGTAGAAAAGGTTTGCGTTCCAATTTCCTTTGTTTCCGCTGTTCCTAATTCCACTACATATTCAATTGCCTCTTTTGTCATAGACATTTTTCATTTCCCCTTTATTATTAGTTTGACTTTCTTTGTAAATCGACAACTATATTCGTATCGACTTCTCGAACAGCTTCTTCTGGTTGCTGTTGAACCTTTTCACCTAAATCCGTAGCAATGTCTCCCTCTGTATCTATAAACATTTGTCCTTTTATACCAGAAGCCAGCTCTTGACCAATAACAGTTCCGTCCGAATCGTAATCTAGTAAAATTTTAGATTCAACTTCTGTTGCCGGAACAATAGTGGATTTAGATTGTACTGCACATGACCACACATCACGCTTTTTATCTCCCTTAAAAGTTAAAGTCACTGTGATTTTTCGTGCCTTAGTTGGATCTGTATTTAAATCAGCCATATTTTCTGTAACACGTTTAAATTCTCTGTCAAACTGTGCTACTAACTCTCCATCTGCAAATGAATTTAAATCAATCATACTTTTAACTCCTTTTAACCTATTATTTTGATATAATCTTTCAAGAAGGGAGGTGATGATAATGGTAAAAGATTTTGAACACTTCCGTAATGAAGTCATTACAGAAGAGAAATTAAAAGAAATCATCACTCTTTCTAAAGAACAAGCTAACAAACTTACTAACGAAAGAGATTTTTTAGTAACTTTTTCAGCCAATTTCTCTTTGCACTTGCTGGCTGAATATCACGAGTGGATAACTCAATCGTAATCCCTTTAATTTTTTTACCCTCATTTGTTGTGCCAGCAACTTGTGAGGATTTTTTATTTGCATCCATCCTCTCACCTAAACCTTTCTTATTAAAATTCAACATCCACTTGAATATCGATATTCATAGGGATTTCTTGAGTTACACGAATTGATTTTGGGCTTACACCTTTTTCAATCAACTTTTTAACTTCTTCTTTCGCAGCATCTTTTGAGTTAAATTCACTGATACCTGGAAAACCTGTGAAATTACTAGTAATCACTAAAATCTTTTGTTGCATATCTTTTCCTCCTACTGAACTTCCGCCATATTTATTTGTGCATTTGTAGCTATAATTTCTTCATCTAAAACCGTTGGAATTGAATATTCTTCATTGATAATCTGAATTGCTCTATCTAAGTGATGACGTTTGATAGCTTTATAACTATTAACCCCAAACTCTCTATGTAGTTGACTATAAATATCGCTATATAGTTTTTTTCTAAGGCTAATATCCTGATAAGCATTAGAATCCTTGCCACCCAGTAGAAGAACGCCTAACTTCCTTACAGCCTTTGATATTTCATCACATTCAATGGCATATAACGGCGCATTTTCTCGTAAATCTTTGACATCTGATTTAATATCTTGAATCTCTTGTTTTTGACCCTCTAACGCATCAAATGTAAGTTTTAAGATACTCATTGGATCAGATGGTAATTGTTTCTGTTCTCTCATATTGAAATATCCGTCTACAAATTGATCATATAATTCCCATGCTGTATCATCTTCAAGGATTTTTAAAAGTTTTGCGTATCCTCTTTCGGATAAAAGATAGATATTTTTCGATTTAGAAATCATCATTTTACTTAAAATATTGTGGTCCGCTAAACCGACCTCAAATTTCGTACCCTTTAAATCGACAATATCAATACCATCTTTAAATCTTTTTCTATTTTCGTTGATACGCAAATTAATGTGCTTTAATTCTTTCCTATGAATTTCAGCAATTTCTTTCGCAAGCATCGCTTTTCCATCTTCGCTAAATCCACCCTCTATCCCAGTAAACTCATAACCAGCAATATGTTGCTTTCCTAAAATATGTAGTTCATTTACTACTGTTAATTGATCCATGTTGTTTTCCTCCTATCTATAGATTGGGAATTACTTTAGTTGTATTTGTATAACGATGTACTAAATGTAATTCGTTACTTACTTTTTTAAAGATTAACCAATGATCAGGATTTAAATTGTATGATTTCATATGCACTTTTTCTTTTTTGGTTGGCTTTTTACCGTTTTTCACTAATTACTTCCTCCTTATAACTCATCGAAATACTTATCAAGAAACTCTCTCATTTCCTTCGCTTTAAATAACCATCTATTATTTTTTTGTTTGGCAAAGTTTTGCACCCTGGGATCACAAACGACATATTCCATTAACCAGTCATAACTTCTACTTGTTTCATATTGGAGTCTTTTCATATCCCACCAGGTACCAACTCCCATATCAGCTAAACGTTCATTAACTTGACGAGAAACTTCTTTCTGCAAGTAGTTATCATCGATAATGACTTGCACTGTTGCCGCCATTAATAAATCTCCTCACTTTCCAACATTCGGTTTATTTTTTCTTTCACTTTTTTACCTTCTCTTTTACCGTGTAAAATATCAGAGAGATATGGACCAGAAACGTTAAGCATTTTTGCTAATTCTCCTTGTTTCATTTCATTAACAAATAGCCACATTTTCACTTTTTTACCAAACACTTTATCCATATCCACACCTCCTTCTATACATTTAGCTAATTTTTTAGCTTTCTATTGACTATTACTATCCAATTAGATAAAATTAAACCATAGCTAAATAAACCAAATTAAATTACCTTTTAAACGTTGAGCGACGTGCTATATAGGGTTAATTTGTAATGGTTTTGCGGCTAAATAATTAGCTTATGAACATAGTTTAATATCCAATCGGATAAAAGTCAATATTTTTTATCCATTCGGGTAAAATTTGTTCATAGCGTTATTAAGGGTGGCTAAAATGTCTACATTCAACATAATTAAAAATCTTGCAAATAAGAACGGAATATCGTTATCTGATTTAGCAAAGCAAATAAACATGGGGGAAAATTCTCTATATAAGTGGAAGACACAAAAGCCTGCTATTGATAAACTCCAGCTAGTAGCTGATTATTTCAATGTAAGCGTCGATTATCTATTAGGTAGAACCAATAAAGAGTACTGGGAACTTACAGAGAAAGATGAAAAAGATTTACAAAAAAAATTAGAAGAATTAATAGAAGATATGAGTAAAGCTGATGCTCTCGCTTTCTCTAAAGACTCTGAACCTATGTCGGAGGAAACTAAACAATTATTAATTGTATCATTAGAAAACTCTCTTAGATTAGGAAAACAAATGGCTAAAAAGAAATTTACACCTAAAAAATACAGAAACGAAGATTGATTGGAGTGGATCTGGTTGGTTTCAAAACAGCAAATCAATTTAAAAATAGACGAACTACTTAGACGATATAACACCAGAGATCCATTTCTTATCGCTGAAGCAAAGGGCATAGTCGTTATCACAGAAGTCTTAGGGGATATTTATGGATACTACCACAAAGTATCTCGTATCCCTTTTATACATATTAACGAACGACTTTCATATCAAAATCAAATCTTCACTTGTTTTCACGAATTGGGTCATGCTTTATTCCATCCAGATGAAAATACACCTAAATTATCCAAGGTGTCTCTTTGTTCTGAAATCCGTATAGAAGCTGAAGCAAACTATTTTGCAACGAGATTTCTTATCGATGGAAGTCATCATGATTACTACATACAAACAAAGCAAGAATTATTACAGCATTATGGAATACCTAAACAAATGGATAGATTTATTTAGAATCTACCATTTATTTTTACACAAAAACAGAACAAACATTCTTATAAAATATAGAATGGAGTGATTAAAATGGCTAGTTTTAGAAAACGTAACGATAAATGGGAATATCGGATTAGATATAAAGAAATGGGGAAATACAAAGAAACCTCCAAAGGTGGATTTAAAACAAAAAAAGAAGCACAATTAGCTGCTGCTAAAGTAGAAGAAAAATTAGTGAATGGGGGCAATATACAGGACGGTAAAATAACTTTCAATGAATACCTTTACGAATGGTTAAATGTCTTCAAGAAAGGAAATGTAGCCCCAAGAACTTACATGGTCTATGAAAAAAACATTAGGCTTCACATCTTACCTGAGTTCGGAGAATTAAAGTTAAAAGATTTAACAAGAATCAAATATCAAAAATTTATAAATAACCTACTAGAAAAGTACAGTAAAAAAACGGTAGAAACAATTAATGTCACAATGCACCATGCGTTAGATACAGCTGTTAATGAACTTGGGATTTTAGAAAAAAACCCTACTACCAAAATTAAATTAAGAACAACTCGTGTTACCTCAAAAGATGATGATATAAAATGTTACGATATAGACGAACTACATCAATTCTTAACTTACGTCCTTAATGAGAAAGGAGGTTTTAAATACTATTCTTTATTCATGTTTCTATCTCGCACAGGTCTCCGTATTGGTGAATGCTTAGCTCTTCAATGGGAAGATATTGATTTTGAAGAACAAAAACTATTCATTAACAAAACCTTAATCTCTACCAAAAGAAATGAAAACATTTTATTCGGTCCACCTAAAAATAGAAGCAGCAAACGAAATATCTCTTTAGATCCTTCTACAATATCTCATTTAAGAAAAATGAAAATAGAGCAAAATAAAAACACTTTAAAGAACGGTAAATATTATAAAGAGTATAATTTTGTATTTACACATGAAGATAATTCTTGTATGCTACACCCATCAACCCTAAAGTTCTTACAGCAAGCTTGTAAGAAAGGAAACTTTAAATACATTACCTTACATGGATTTAGACATACACATGCCGTTCACTTATTACAAAGTGGGGCAAACCTTAAATATGTTTCAGAACGTTTAGGGCATTCCTCTATAGACATGACTGCAAATGTTTATCTTCACATAACAAAATCTATAGAGGAAACTGCCGTAAACCAATATGACGAGTTTTTAAAATCTCGTGGGCAAATTGTGGGCAAGTAA